TTCCCTCATCTCCGTGTAGGAGAGGGGTGCCGAAAGATCATGTCTACTTGTCTAGCCGCTCCCCTACCGGGGCTGCGGCGTCCCCCCGGCCCTTTCGGGTGTCTGGGTCCGCAACACAGGTTCGCGAACAAGTAAAGAATCACAAACGGTCCTTCCTCTCCAAGGGCTTCCACCCCGGAAAGAGGGAGTTGACGTAAACACCTAGAACGGTCCACCCCGAACCCTCCAAACGAGACCAACGGGTCCCGGCTGTTAGAGTGATATGGTCCTTTGTAGGAAACATCCAGTCCATCCGTCGACGAACTGGATTCTTTTCCACTTTGGGGACCTTACCACTCACGAAGATCCGGTGAATTACTCCTCCGAGCCGCTCGGAGACACGGTAAACCCTCTCTTCATCCGAGAGTCCCATGGACTCTCGACCAAAGGGAGATCCTAGTGAACGCAGAAGTTGCGCCCCTTCGGATCCCCCCTGTCAGATACAGGTAATGTCCTCCTCAACCCTGATCATCCCCTCCTCACCTTTCCGAAGAATAGCGAAGAGAGGGACTGCAGAGACGATTTGCGGCCAGAGAACTTGGTCACAACGTCCGTCAGCTTGGACCATCCTAAGGATCTGTTTAACATCCTCAAGTTGGCCTGCCTGAACAGACCGAACATATAGACTGGCCATCCCGGAAAGAAGAAGAGTACGAGCCCTCTCCTCCGTCCATGACTCCCTCACGGGGTCATCTAGCGGAATCCGACAGATCCCCAGCACTGCCGAAACAGCATCGAGTTTCCCCCGAAGGAAATCGCTAGCGAAGATTAGACGAGTAATAAGTTGGGACAGCTTAGACGCTGTTTCTACTTTAATCTGATTCGTACAGACGAGTAGACGGACAATTGCTGCAGGAATACCAGAAGAGGGTATAAACCCCTTCTTCCTCTCCCCCAGTAGTGCCGCCGCTAGGAGTCCAATGTCCCCGAGACGGTCACTAATGGCCGAAATTGGAAAGGCAGATACTTCCTCGTTATGGAAGAGGACCCGATTGGCAAACTCCACCGTCGTCGTAGAGACGATAGTCTTACCAGGGGAGACCTCCACTCCCAGATCAAGGAGAGTCTTCTTGTATAGCTCAGCAAGGGCAGGGTTCCAGAAAGCGACGTCGTCCCCAAGTAGGGCATATTCCGCTTCCTCCCAAGAGATCCCGAGCTCTTCACAACACCAAAACACAAGGTAATGATGTCCAAACGCGAAGAACGCGAAAGACCCGAGGGCCCCCATCGAACTCCCGACCGCATAAACCGCCTCCTCCTGAACCGAACTAGGTCCAGACTTAGGAAGCTTAAACGGAAAACCAACGAGAATCCGGCGGAAGTGAGTAGCC